TTGGCCTTATCATATGATGCTTTGAAATAATATTCAACACCATGCGCTTCACATATTAATTTACAAGTCTTAGCAATTATTAATGATTGTTTGATGGATTCGTGTTGGCATGGGCCTGCTATGATTTTCATTACATATTCCTATAAGCGAATTCAATTGCGCGGTTTGCTTCTACATTCAATGGGCGATTCTCATATCTTCGGGATGTTTCGCTATCCAGTTGTTTTATCATATCCACTATTTCACCCGAGGTTATGGGGTATTGGTTTCGTATTGCGTTGGAAGCAATAGAGGCCATAATCCTATATATCATCGCATACCTGCCTGACCCATCGGTATGGGATATGGCACGATATTCGTTGATTAATTTCTTATTGACGAATGGGCAATTCGAATAATGGGACCAAGAATAACTCTTATTGGTCATTTGGTCCTTGCGCCGGTTGATTACTTTCTCTTGTAAATCTTCGGGCAGATTATCCATAAAGTTGTTACTGTTCCTACCCGGGGGCATGGGATGTTTTTCAATCAAAGCATCTGGATCAATATCATTTCCACATGTATTATCAAATATAAAGTTATAAGCGTCAAGATAAGTAGCGGGAATGTAATACATCCGACTAAGGTCTTTCGTTTGTTTATCTCCGATTGATCCAATTTCGGTGTTAAGTGCGTACCAAAAAGCTTTGATCTTTTCCGCCACAACATTGTCAGACAGAGCAAACACAAGACGAAATTTAGGATGGGAAATAGTAGAAGAGGCTGTAGAATAACAAACATAATTATACTGGTCGAAATGGGTTCTGACATATTCTTCTACTTCACCTTCTATCTCTAATTCGTCAACATCCACCGCAGCCCAACCTTGCCACGAAACTGTGGATTTATTGGACCGGGTGGTGTTGGGTTTGAATAATGCTGGTGTTATCAGCGATGCATCAGACTTTTTCTCCAGTTTATATTTTGATAAATCGTATAGAAAACCGACAAACTGGTCCCAAGTTTTGAATCCCATTCTTCGATGCGTTTTGTTATCGTAAACAAATCGTTTCTTTTCGGCCCAATAACGGGGAGGTTTGAATACAGTTATACTATACATAGTATTATTATATCACAAGATAGTCAGATTGTCAACGATTATCGCCGGAACCTTGTATCTTATTTTCTTCATATCGCTTGGCTAGTTTCTCGTTATTCACACGAGCGACCTCGGATAGTGTGGTTCCCAGTTCGTGAGCAGCCGAAGACAGATACCAGAGAACATCCCCGATTTCCTTAATCATCAATACTCGGCGTTCCGGTGTTAATTGTGGCGTTCTTTCACCATAAGAATCGTCGCGAATTGCCTTGCCGAGGTGCTCAGCAAATTCACCCGATTCCCCATTCATTTTTAGGGCAACATACATCAAACCTAATGTTCTACCTCGCCCCGGATATACCGCGGTTGCTTGCGCGTTCTTTTCATATTCATCAAATGTCATAATATTATTCCTTTTTGTATATTGGTCATTTTTCGTCAATGTAATGAGGCGTTACCACATTACCATAAGAATCGTCGGTTATAATCTTAGAAAATCAACATTCCCGACAAGATTGTGGTATTGTTTCCATCATAACAAATTATCCTTTAGGATTTGTAAGTATTCAGTTCGTAAGGTTTTGACCCACCTCGGTTATACACCTGTATGTGTATTCTCCGATTCTTTTGTTCAGCGGGTATATTGTGGGAAACAGTCTTGCCTTCACCAGGTTTCTTGGGTCCCATAGCAATATGTTTATCTCGCGAGTCATTAGAAATAGACAATTTGTGTTTTTTACCGTGATGGTCCAACGCGTGATTGATGGCGTCGGTATAAGATTTGTGGTATATGTCATACCCTTCCATAACAAAGTCTTTGAATTTGGTCATATCGTGCCCTTTATATTAGAAGAAATCTTCCAGTGTTGCCCGGTCTTCAACTGACCACCCGATTGGGTCGAAAATCAGTTGTAATGGTTTCAGGAAGGTTTTCTCAAATTGTGTATCATAGTCAATGTATTTATACAATCCAAACTCTTCGGGTAGGAAGTCGGGGAATGATATCACATTCTCCTTGATTGGATTTGGCATTTTCAGATAACAGAACTTCAGTTTTTCGCCAGATTGTATTCTGGTATATTTCTTGTCTACCGCTTTCTCTTTCAACAGGTTGTTATACAGGATGGCCCCCCGCGCGTGGATGGGTGTTCCCTTCTTATAAAGGGTTCTCTTATCCTCAAACTTCACAAGTTCTGATAGTCCTCTTGGAAATGATATGTTTTCGGGAGATTGTTCAAAGAACCTTTTCTTGAACTCTGCGATATATTCACGGGTGGTTATTTCATCCGAGTTCATAATCATATGGAATATTTCTCGGAAGGTTTCGCGGACGACCTCAGGTGTGGACGATTTGATGGCCTCAATACCCAAAATCTTCAATTTAGGTTTGGCGTATTGGACACCTTCGGAGTTATGAACATTCAATATGTATCGTTTCTTTGCTGTCCATATACCACGGTCAGCAATGACTTCGCGTTTCATTACCATGTGGTTATCAAGACAGTTCATATGTTTGAATAACTCTTCGGCAGCCCTTTCCAACATTGGTTCAAAATGTTTCTCACAGACCTTATCAAGAAACTTGACCGGGTCTTCGGGTTTCATCTTTTGGACAAACTTATCAAATGAAACATAAAGGGAATCGGTATCCATGGCAATGATATAATCCTCACCATCGGTACCCATCAACTTATTCATTTCTTTATTGAATGACTTTTCAAACCATTTGATTGCCAACTGACCGGACAGGGTAACACCTTCAGCCATGTTGAGGTTGTAATAGTCGAAGAAGCGAGTACCGATCGCTCCGTACAATGAATTGAGCAGGATTTTAATTGCCATTTGTTGGTTATCGAGTTGAGCAATCTTGTTGGAGATGGCGGGCGTCGGGGCATCCTCATACTTTTGTTTCCATTCCAACATCTCTTTCTTTATCTTGCGTCGGTTCTCGTAATATTTGCCAATGATAATGGGAAAGATACCAGGTCGGTCTTTACGATATTGTGACCCGTTAGCGGCAACAGTCACTTCACCTGACACTGGTTCTTTGGCATTCAAATAATATTCCACACTAGAGGTGCGAAGCCCCGGTATAATGGTTTCGGGGCTCATATTCCATTGACGAATGATAGAAGGATACAGACTATTCAAGTCAAATGAAACGACCCAATGGTGCATACCCACAACAGGAGGTTTGACATAACCTCCAATGAAATCTGTCTTTTTGGATATAAAGTTCTTGATGGGAGGATACACATTCACCTGTTTTAGAGTTCGGTAAATAATGGATTCCCATATTGCGGTAGTGCCCAAGGCGTCGGTGAAGTTGACACCTCCCATATATGCGATAGATAATACCAACGCAATGATACCAAGCCGTTCCTCTAATCTTTCAATCAGGTGAACATCCTTGATATTATAATCAATGTATAGTTGATGGTTCTCGTTATAAAGGTTCTGTAAGGAACCGTATTCTTCATATGATAACTTTTTCTCACCCAGGACCGAGTGCGCGATGTGGTCGAGTTTGTATGATTCCTGATTACCAGAAACCCGGTCAAACTTCTTGAACAACTCCATATAATCGAGTGTTTCGATACCAGATACTTTGTAAGCGGATTGGTCTCTATTCATTAGGGGGTCGCGCACAATCTGGGCGCCAATATATTTCCAAGGCGACAATCTCTTTGCTGCGCCTTCACCCAATACACGATTGATTCTGTTGACCAGATAAACCATATCGAAGAACCGGACATTCCATCCGGTTATAATATCAGGGTAATCATTTTCCCAGAATGTGAGGAAACTATCCAGTAGTTCCTCTTCGGTATTACACCGGTGATATTTTACCAGACCTCCTTCAAGGTCAGCAACACTGTCCTCAAAGTTCCATTCTTTCAATCCCCATACATGATATATGGTTGATTTACTGGACTTGACGGTGATTGCCGTCATTTCTTCGGCTGCCAAATCCGGTTCGGGGAAACCATTGTCGGATTTGACCTCAATATCCAAATATGCGATATAGATTTGTTTCAAATCAAAAGAGATTGCGCCCGGGAACTTTTCGGATATAAACTGTTGTGTATATTTCTTGGTGCCATATGTCTGGAACCCGTCCACATCCTTATATTGTTCCACAAAATCTGTTGCTTCACGCATGGATTCGAACTCAACAGGCGCAATATTATTACCATTGAGCCCTTTGATGGGTGAGTTTTCCTTAGAAGGAACAAATAGTTTTGGTTTGAACTTTTCTCTTGTCTGTACGGCAATACCATTGGCATTGTATCCTCTGTACAAAATAGAGTTGCCATATTTGACAACCGAAGTATAGAAGTTAGACATTATTTACGGCGACCTCCATGGCTCAAATGACTTTTCATCTGGACCAGTTGTTCCTTTGTGTGTAAATCCAATACATCCCTCGCCTTGGCATTAGAATAACCATAATATTCCTTGATTGTTTCAATGTCAGAGTCAGTACTTATCTTGTGCCAACGGGAGAATCGTTTCCTTTTTCTCACGATTTGTTTCAAAAAATCATATTGTAACCTGTTGTCAAGATGGTAATTCACATTCATTTCGTTAGCCAACAAGACAGTATCAGCGAAATAACTCAATGCCTTATTGGTCATATAAGGATTATACAACTTTTCGGTCACGCCGTCAACCATGATATCCTTTTTGGTGAA